TAGGGCACTTTGATCTTTATCTAGAAACTCCGTGGCCTCAACTTGTTACTGATTTGCCAATCAGGTGCATTCGTGCTGCGGGCACACGGCTGCACATGCAAAATAGGAACCTGGCTCGTCCTGACTTGAAATGGCACGCGGCACCTAAACGTGCTCAAGAGAGGAAGGTCAGTTATCGTGGCGCGACAGATTCAATCCTGTCCGCGATGATGGAATCGGTTCGCGTTGTTTCAAAAACAATTACGTTTGATCTTCCAGACTTCTCACCGATGGGTAAATCTTCATACATCGTGGTACGTCCCGCCACGATACGTCGAGAGTCACCGATGCCGGCACGTAACCCGATGCCGGATTACTTAGCACTTGCAGCGGAGAAACTTCGGGATCACTTTCGGATTGTCAGTGTTGCGTCGCTAGCCTTGAATGTAGAGTGGCCCTTGTTACCGTTGCCGTATGCGGACGAAACGTTCCATGCGGGCGAGCTACGTGCAGAACAATTGATGGCGCTCATTGCCGGTGCCGCGGGTGTTGTAGCGGGGGTGGGGTGGGCTGTTCCTGTCGCTGTTGCGTATCGTGTTCCATTGTTCTTGATTTACGGTGGCTGCGGAACGTACGACGGACCGCGCCGAATCTTTGACCCTAGAATGCCAACTGACCTCGTTCATCATGCTATTCCCGACCACTTCTGCGAGTGCGGAAACAGAAATCACGGTTGCGACAAGCGCATTGGAACAATTGACAGGCAGATCGACGACTGGGCGATGGGACTCGCTGCGAGACGGTCAGTTGCAATGGCTTCCTGAATTCGGCTTTGGCTTCTTCAATGTCACTGCATCGCCTGCGGATGCTGGGTACTTCGCCCACTATTCAAAGCTGGCCGATACTTCGATCGGACGGAAGCTCAATGCGTGCCGCATCACGATGCTGAAGCGTCATTGGCCGAACGGTACGGGAGTGGTTGATATTGGTGTAGGTGCCGGGACGTTCATTGAGTCTTTGCCGGGCTGCTTAGGTTACGATGTAACTCCTGACAGTGTGTCGTGGCTCAAGGAACGCGGGCTTTTTGTCGATCCCTATAAGCAACCAATCGACGTTGCTACGATCTGGGACTGTTTGGAGCACATTCACGATCCGATACCGTTGCTTAACAACGTGCGCAAACTCGTGGTGACTTCGCTGCCAATCTTCAGTGGTCCTGATCATGTCATTCGCAGCAAGCATTACAAGAAGGCCGAGCATTGTTGGTATTGGACCGAGCGTGGCCTCATTTGGTTCATGGCTAGGTGCGGATGGCAGTGCTTGGAGTCTAACGGCGACGAGCGCAGAATAGGTCGCGAGGACATTCGCAGTTATGCCTTTGTGCGGACATGAGCCAATTCGTCGTCAACACGGTGCAGGGGATCGGGGACATCTTCTGGGTCTATCAGAAACTCGCACCCTATTGCGACACGTTGTCGCTGAACATTTATTGTGTTGATCCGAACAACACAGTGCAGCGTCGGTCGGAGGCGTTTTGCAGGATGCTGCCGAAGGTGCGGCAAGTGATGTTTCGCAAGGTGCCAAGGTCAGAGTATCAACGACTGGCGCGCAGTCGGTTCAGTGTTCAGAGTGTTATCGGTGCAAGAAATCCGGTGGACTATACGGTCAATGCGCCGCTCGAGGCGGGTGTCAATCTTCGCGACATAGATGCACATTCAAAACTAGATGAGTTCGTTGACCTAGGACTACCCGCGAGCGTTGAAAGGGAGGACTACCTTTGCCTTTTTGTAGCGGGCGCAAAGTCCATCAACGTGTGGAAGCCCGACGTGTGGGCAAAGCATGCGATGTATCTGGCGCGGCGGTTAGGGGTGGCTAGGATTGCGTTGATCGGTGCTGAATGGGATCGAGCCGTACAAAGCGAAGTCCACCGCATACTTGCATTGCGCCATGAAGTTGTGGTCTATGTGGGCTCCCCTCTGGAGCAGACACTGGACATCATTCGTCGCTCGCGGTACTTTTTCGGCTATCAATCTGGGTTGAATGTGCTGGCCGAAAATTACAACGTGCCGCAGCTCATGGTGTACTTTCCAAAGCTGCGGTCGATGCTCTATACTTGGTGCAAGCCGATGAGCGTGCGGACGATCTTTCACGCTATGACCTTCGACTGTGATGCAGCAAAAGTGATCGATGCCCTTCCATTAGGGATAAGCGATGAAGCACGGACCGCTTAAACACACCATTATCATCCAGCGGCCCGACACAACCGGGCAGGATTCAGCGGGTCAGCCGATAATCGATTGGGTTGATGTTGTGACGGTCAAGGCGTCGATCGAGCAACTAACAGCCCGAGAGCGATCCGTGGAGCGCTTCGTGAGTGCGCAGGTGCAGGCAACGTCGTCGCATCGCATTCGGATGCTTTACACCACGCTGCTCAATAGTATGGATGAGACGTGGCGGATAGTTTTTGGGATTCGCATATTTCAGCTTGCGGGGATGCCTAACAACGTTCGCGAACGCAATCGTGAATTTGAATTTCTATGCATCGAGTATCCGGCGGTGCCATGACGTGGGCAGTTCCTCGTGCCTTTTCTGGCGGGACAGTTGTCGTGATGGCATCGGGTCCGAGCATGAGCCGGGATGTCGCGGCAAAGGTTCATGAGTCTGGGCACCCGGCGATCGTCGTGAATACGACGTTCCGTCTCGCGCCGTGGGCGTGGATGCTTCATGCTGCAGACTGGCGCTGGTGGATGTCGCATCCGGACGCGATACGGTTCGCGGGGATGAAGGTGACGATCGAAGCGAATGCGCCCGAGGTCAAGCGACTGCGGAACACGGGCATCGACGGCTTCGATCCGGACCCGACGTGTATCAGGACAGGAAATAACAGTGGCTACCAAGCGGTGCACAGCGCGATTCATACCGGGGCTGCGCGCATTCTGTTGACGGGGTTCGACATGAGCGGCGGACACTGGCATGGCGACAATGTCGGTGGCACGCGTCGGGACTGGATTGCTCGGTTCCCGGTGCTGGGTAGCGCTGCTCGTGAGCGTGGCATCGAGATCATCAACTGCACGCCGAGGAGCGCGCTGAAGGCGTTCCCGATGATGCCTTTGGAGGAGGCTCTCTGATGCATATCAAACTGGCGGGCTTTGCGGAACTTCAGAAGCAGCTCCTCGAGTTTGGTCCTAAGCTTGCCGCGAACGAGCAGCGCAACGCGACGCGGGCGGCGGCTGCGGTGTTCCGTGACGCAGTCAAGCAGCGTTTGAACGCTGGGCCGAAACCGATAAGCAGGACGCACACGCTAGAGACGAACATGGTGGTGAACAAGCGCCGCACTGATGGGCAGTTCATGGTACGGTATGGCGTCAGGGTCAAGTCAGCGAAGAAGCAGCAGTATGGCAACACACGGGCGAATCGTCGCAAGCGTAGAGTCGGGAAGCGTTTCGAGGTTGAGGGTCCCGCGTTCTATGGTCGTTTCCTTGAGTTTGGGACGTCGAAGATGAATGCCCATCCGTTTATGCGCCCGTCGTTTGGTCCCAACGTGAATAAGGCTCTTGACGTTTTCAAGGCGCGGATGGCCAAGGGCATTGAAAACGCGGCGAAGCGGCGATGACGATCGAGGAAAAAGTGTTTGCTGCACTGACGGCAGGAAGTCCGGCGCCACTGCGCGCGTACCCAGACCTGATGCCGCAGTATCCGACCTTGCCGCTGGTGACCTACATCATCGTGGGAGGCGAGGATGACATTCACTTGACGGGCGACGCAGGAACTGCGCGTCGGCTTGTTCAGATCGATGCGTGGGCGCGCACACGACTTGGTGCGGCGCAGACAATGGAGACCGCAAAGCAGATGATGCTTGCCGCTCCTGATTTTACTGTCGCTCGCGTTGACGTCTCTGGTGCGCCAACTTATGAGCCGGACACTGAGATGTATCGGACGTCGTTTGAGTATTCGGTGCACTTCGAAACATGATCATGAAACGCGATAATGATGGGAAGCCTGCTGCCGGTATGGCGTGCGCGCATTGCGGGCGATGCGATCAGCCCACTGATGGACGGTGCAACGGGTGCGGCGCACCACATTGCAAGTCGGCGCCAATCGATGTGACAACGTTCGCAGACGCGACTCCACAGGTGCTGTGGGTGCCTATTCACCAATGAGGCCGCACGAGGCGCTGTTGCACGAAGTCATCATCCGCGCGTTGCAGATGGTTCTCAACGCATGGAAACGCTACCTGGAGGACCGCAAGAAAACTGATAGCGACGAACGTCCCGCCGCATAGGCTGCGCGTTCGTCGCACCGCAGTACCGAATCTGGGCACGCTTATCTGCCGCGCAGTCAATGCCCCGCAGATGGTCGCCGCTTCCCCAGTCATTTCTGAGGAGCCGACATGGCCATCAACTCGCAGGGCAGCAAGATTCTGTGGGCAGATGTTTCTGCATCGCCCAACCCGTCGCCGCTCGTGTACGCCGAGATCGAGGAAGTAACGTCGATCGGCGGACCGGACGGCACCCTGAACCTCATCGATGTTTCGCATCTCGGCTCGACTCGGAAAGAGTACCTGCCGGGCCTCGCGGACAATGGCACGATCACGCTGGCGTGCAACTTCACAGCGGAGACCGTGCAGATGGAGATGTTCGATCTGTTCAATGCGTCGGCAGATCCGCAGCCGTTCCGGATTCAGATTCCAACGAGTTCGGCGCGCACGACGTTTCACACGTTCGACTTCGACGGCATCGTGACCCGTTGGTCACTGGCCGACGCGGTCGACGCGAAGGTGTCGCTGAACATCACGCTGCAAACGAGCGGCGGCGTGGCGTACGTAGGAGTCCTGTAAGCCTGAGTTCCTCGGGCGAGCGGGATAAGCTCGCCCATTCGTCCGAGGAGTTTCAAAATGTTCAAGCCAAAAATTCATCCCTGCGAAATCGAAGAGGGAGACGAGAAGTTCGCGTTTTATGTTCGCGAGCCCTCGGGTCGCGAGATCCTGCAGTCTGCGGCGAGGCAGAAGAAGGACGCCTCCGCAGTCGACAATGCCAAGGAGTTGTTTTCGCGTTATGTCGTTCACCAGGACGGCACTGCGATCAGTGAAGCCGAGGTCGACGAGCTGCTCGACATGAGATTGACGGCGATGCATAAGGTCTCTGAACTTGTGCAGCAGAAGATTGGGCTGAAGGAGTTGACCGAAAAAAAGTCCTAGAGCCGAGCGAGCGGTTCCTATTCCGTTTAGCCCTTGCACTTGGGCGTACGGTCGACGAGCTGCTCGACTCGATCACCTACCGTGAGCTGGTGGGCTGGGGCTCTTACTATGAGGCGGAACCGTGGGGTGAGTGGCGGGCGGATGTTCGGTCGGCACAGATCGCCGCGATCCTGGCAAACAGTAACCGCGACGTGAAGAAACACCCTCAGGCGTTTGAGCTTAAGGACTTCATGTTGTTCGCAAAAGCTGATGAGGTGGCAGCAGAGGCGCGGCGCACGGCTGATGGCAAAGGCGCGAAGATGGACCCGGCGTTGATGGCTTGGTTGTTCCGTAAGTCTGGTGCACGAGTGAAGGAATAGTTGATGGCTACGTCTGTTGCCGATCTCTCCATCGACGTAAGCGCAAACATTGCGCAGGCTGTTGACGGCATGAAGCGGTTGGGCGGTGTCGTCAATAGCCTCACGGATCAGCTCAAGGCTCTGGACGATGTTGGTCAGCAGTTTATTGTTGGGCTTGTAGGTGGCCTTGCGGGTGCCGTAAGTGTTCGCGCTATTGCCGATCTCGTGGTGGGCGTTGTTAGGGCCGCTGCAAGCCTTGACGATCTCGCGGAGAAGACCGGCGCCAGTGTCGAGTCGCTGTCGAAGTTCGCCGGCGTTGCTCGTGTTACTGGGCAGGATTTGGGCTCGGTAGAGACGTCCATGTCGAGGCTGTCGAAGTCGCTCGTGGAGGCGCAAGACGGTGGCAGCAGGGCGGCGCAGGCGTTCGGGGCGTTCGGCATCAACATTCGCGACGCATCGGGGAATCTGAAGAACTCCGGCGACGTGATGGCGGAACTGGCGCGCAAGCAGCAAGGGTTTAGCGACGGCGCCGGCAAGTCGGCCGCGATGGTGCAACGGCTCGGTCGGTCGGGCGCTGAGTTGATCCCGTTCCTAAACGACTATGTCCAATTGTCAGATCAGCTTTCCGAGACGACGACAGAACAGGC